GATGCGGGGTGCCGCTGCGCGGGCCTGCTCGGCCAGGCGCTGGTTCTTCAGGCTGATCGCGGTGGCCCAGTCGCCGCGGGCTTCGGCCTCGCGGATCTGCTCGGCGATGCCGGACGGCCCGCCCTGGCGCTGGCCCTGCGAGGGGTCCGGGGCGGGGCGGCGCGGCCCGTCGACCCGCGCGAGGTGCGGGCGCTGGGCGAGCACCGCGGCGAGGTCGGCGGCGATGGCGGCGGTATCGACCCGGCCGTCCTCGCCGATGTAGCGGTCCCGGTCGTCCAGGTAGCGGGGCGCGTCGGTCGGGTCGGCCCAGCCGGAGGCGGCGGCGCGGATCTCCGCGTCCACCGCCGTGCGCCGAAGCTGAGCGAGCTGGGCTTCGGCGGCCGTGGCGCGCTCGACGGCCTTCTCCGCGTCGGTCTTGGTCGCGGCCTCGATCTCGTCCAGCTTGGACGCCTTGGCCTTGTGCTCCCGTGCGGTCTGCTCCGCGCGGGTCAGCTTCGTGCGGGTCTCCTCGTACAGCGCCCGGTAGTCCGGTTCTGTGGCCTTGCCGGTGTCCTCGGCCGGTGGAGTCGGGGCGGGCGGTTCCGGGGCCGGTGGCGGGCTGGTGGGCGGCTGTGCGGGTGGTTCCGGGGCGGGTGGGGTGGTCGGGTTGTCGGACAGGGTGGAAACCCCCTTTCGGGCGTTGGCGGTGGGAGGGTGTGCGCTGGTCAGCGCAGGTAGCCGAAGCGGCGGAGCTGGCGGATCAGCTCGGCCTGGTCCTGGCTCACGGCGTTGACGAGCTGGGCGGCGGTGGGCCGGGGAACCTGGGAGCGTCGGTACCGGCCGCCCCGCTTGGCGAGTTCACCGAGTTGCCGTCCGATGCCGCGCGTGGTGGTCGCTTCGCGGGTGAACTCGTACCCGCCGGCCACGTACACCTGGTTGCGGCGGCGGGCGTTGACCACGCGGCCGATGTCGGCACCGGCCCGGATCGCGGCGGCCTCGCCCTTGCCGAACGCCTTGTCCTGCTGGGCGCGGGTCATGCCGTCGAACAAGGCTTGCGGGCTGCGCGAGCTGCCGCCCTCGCGCCACTGCTCGGAGGTGACCGGGCGCATCGAGCAGTCGCAGTTCGGGTGCCGCAGGAACCCCGTGGAGAACCGGTAGAGGCGGCCGGACAGCAGGATGCAGCGCCCGCACGCGGGCAGGGTCACCACCCGCTCGTACCCGGCGATGTCCGGTTCGACCACCGCGCCGACGTGCACGGCCAGGCGGGCGGTGTCGTTGGTTTCGGTGGCCACGTAGGTCAGCAGCTTGGCCAGGCCGAGGGCGCGGGCTTCGGTCTCGGGCACGTCGGCAGCCTTGGCGCGGCGGTAGTAGCCGAACGCGAAGTCCATCAACGCCGACAGCACCAGGCCGTTGGCGGCCATGCCGACGAACGCCGACGCCACCAACAGCGCGAGGGGAGCCGACACCGCACCCGCGGCCAGCAGCGTGCCCGCGATGTAGAGCGGCGCCAGCGCGGCCGACTCCTGCTGTGCCTCTTCCACGGCCGTCACGACCTGCGGCCGGATCTCCTCCACCCAGGAGGCGGACGGGTCGCGTGGGTCGAGTTGCGTCCATGCGGTCTGGGCTTGGTCGACGGCGGCGCGGACGATGCGCTGTTGTGCCCGGTAGTAGTCGGCATCGAGACCGATGGATGGTTGCGCGGGAGCGCTCAGGGCGGTCACCTCCCGGCGAGCGCGGGTTCCCGGAACTGCACCGCCAACGGCGGCACGGTCGCGGACGGCCCGAGCTGCACGGGCGCGCGGCGCGGCGCGGGCACCCGCCCGAACTCGGACTCGTCCTCGGGTTCGTCGTCGTCCGGGTCGCGCGGGGTCGGGAGCGGCTTGGGGCCGAACTCGTCGGCCTGGTCGCCGATGGCACGCGAGTACGCCTCGGCGTCCTCGGCCTCCATCTCCCGGATCTGCGCGTCGGAGTACCCGAGCGCGCGACGCGACGCGCGACGCGGCAGCAGCCGGTCCGCGCTGAACAGCTTCACGACCCCGTCGGCCTGGGCGGCGAAGGTCGGCGTGGCGGCGTCGACCCACTGGGCTTCCATGCGCAGCGCCTCGTCCGGCACCCGCCCGTCACGCACCCGCAGGACCGTGCGCATGACCTCCTCCCAGCCGTCACCGAAGGACCGTTGACGGCGTTCGGCGCGCTTGATGTGCCGGGACTCCGAACTGCGGATGCCGTCCGCCGAAGCGGGGTTCTCCGTGCTGTAGCCCAAGAAGTGGGGCGGCAGACCGGTGAGGCTGGCGACGAGGCGAGCCAGGGCGTTGAGGGTGGCGTGGAAGTTGGTCAGGTCCGCTTCGGGGAACTGCCCGACGCTGACGCCGTCCTCCTTCGGGGACTTGGGCGAGGCCCACAGCACGCCCGCCACGGCCTCCCACGGCGTGAGCGGGTTGCCCTGCGCGTCAACGAAGTCCTCTTTGTCGAAGCCGAGCGCATACCGGCGCGGCATCGCGTGGTACTCCGCGCTGACCATCATGTCCGTGGCGATCTTCGAGGCGGCGTCCGACAGCGGCAGCACGGCCGCCAGCTCGGAGCGCCCGAGCCGGGGCGGGGCGGTGCGACGGCGGCGGGTGCGCGGCCGGTTGACGATCGGCACCACCGGGACGTGGCCCATGCCGTGCTCGTCGCGGTCGTCCTCGGTCCAGGTGCCGCCGCCGTCCTCGGAGGAGTACCAGATGGTCTCATTGGGCAGGTACAGCGTGGCCCAGGCTTCGGTGGAGCCGTCCTCGGCGTCGTCGCTGAACTGCCGTTTGAGCGCGGCGCGCACCTTGCGGGTGCGCGGGTCCAGGTCGACGTGGACGTCCAACGGACTTTCGACGGTGACCAGCGGGGTGTTCGGCCGGTCCTCGTCGGTGCCGACGATGGCGAACGCACGGCCCAGGGCCAGGGCGTCGACGTGGGCCTGTTCGGAGTACAGGTCCAGGCGGTTGGCCTGCCAGATCCGCCACAACTCGGCGTCGGCGGCCTGCTGACCGCCCAGTCGGAACCCGGTCAGGTCCAGGCGCTCATCGAGCGCGTCCACGACGAGCTGGGGCCAGTTGATCACGACCTGGCGGACGCGGCCGTTGAGGCGGCGGATCAGCTCCGGGTGCATGTAGGAGAGGGACTGTTCGCCCTCGTAGTAGGCGTCCAGGAGTTCCAGTTCGGGGAGCTGGGCGTTGTGCAGCCGTGCCAGGCGGGCAACCCACTGATCGGGGGACAGCGTGAACTTGGTGGAGATCAGGAGCGATCACCACCAAGTTCACGCGGGAAAGGTCAGCCGGGCAGCAGCGTGTTCGAGTGTCGGGACCGGTGGTCCAGGACGGCCCAGACGGTCTTGCCCACCGCGTGGCGCACGGCTCCCCACTGCCGGCACAGCCGGTCCACGAGCACCAGTCCGCGACCACGTGTCACGCGCACCGAGGAACGGCCCACCACCGGCACCTGCGGGGACAGGTCGGTCACCTCGATCCGGATCAGATTGCGGGTGCGCCGCAGCCGTAGATGCAAAGGGTGTTGGCCATGCTCGTAGGCGTTGCTCACCAGCTCGGACACCACCAACTTCGCGTCGGTGATCTCGTCCTCGGTCAGGTCCGACAGGACTTCGCCGGTCCACCGCCGTACCTCGGCCAGATCAGGCACGTCATCCGTCAGTTCGAGCACCAGGACTCCCGAGGGCTCGGAGGGTCGGGCTCGCGGGGGATTCGAGATGTCCTCATCGGCGGTCATGGCTGTCCTCCCTGCCGAAGTCGTGCGCCGTGGTGATCTGATACCCCGACGGCTGATCGACAACACCAACCCGGTGATCACCCGATGTGGTCGACTAGCCCATCACGACCATGCGGCCGGACTTCTTGACCTTCGAGCCGCGCAGCTTCCATCCGCCTACCGCCATCGCGGCCGTGGGCACGGCGTCGATCCGTTTGCCGGTCTTGCCGCGTTCGGGCTTGTCGGGGCGGATGAGGTCGGGTTCGCCGGGTGGGTGGCGGACCTCGACGGAGTCGAAGCACCACTCGGCGACGGGGTTGCCGTGGTGGGACCAGCGGCGTGACTTGGTCAGCGCCATGACCTCGTTCATCCCGGCCGTCATGCCCTTGTAGGTCTGCGCCACCGGGAACATCGGCACGCCCGTGCGCTTCTCCAGGCGTTGGCGGACGGGTTCACCGGACCACTCGTCGTAGGAGATGTCCGCGACCCGCAACAGGCCGGTGTCGGCGACGATGTCGGCTTCCACCTTCTCGTAGTCGATGACCTCTCCGTCCGTGACGGTGATCCAGCCCTGGTCGACCCACCTCGACACGCGGCCCTCGGTGCGCTCATCGAGGAACGTCACCCCGGCTTCGGGCAGCCAGAACCGCCACAGCGCCGAGGGGTGGCCGTCGATGCCGTCCGGCACGATCAGGCACCAGGCGGTCAGGTCGAGCTTCGAGGCCAGATCCAGCCCGCCCCAGGCGGGGCGGCGGGCCAGCTCCCGACGCAACTGCGCGGGTTCGTCACGGGTGCTGCCGGTGCACGCCGCGTACAGGTGCATCGGCATCCACCGCGACGCCTGGTTGACCCACTGGTTCAGCCGGAACTGCCTGAAGGCGTTCTCCTTGAGCGGGTCGTTGCGGGCTTCGAGGGCTTCTTCCCGCAGCGCGGCCAGCGACAGGAAGTCACCCAACGCCGGGTTGGCGTGGTACCAGTTCGCCTCGTCCCAGGGGTCGGCGTCCTCGGGGGTGTTGCGCAGGTAGACGAACCGGTGCGGCGCCCGCGACGGGTCCTCGCCGATCTTCACGAACTCGTCGTGCTCGCCCTTGGCGAAAGATGCGGGGTCGTTGCCCGCGGTCGTGGCCGCGATCAGCAGCGGCTCCAGCCGCGTGCCCATGCCGGTGCGCATGGCGTTCCAGAAGTCGCCGTTCGGCTGGGTCAGGACCTCGTCGAAGATGACGCAGCTCGGGTTGGAACCCAGGTTGCCCAGCGCGTCAGCCGGGACGACGGCGTAGACGGAGTTGGTCTTCTCGTCCACGATGCGCGCCGAGTGCTCGATGACCCGCAAACGCCGCGACAGCACCGGCGACAGCCGGACCATGCGCGCGGCGACATTGAACACCAGCTTCGCCTGGTCGGTGTCGCGGGCACAGCCATAGACCTCGGCCGACTCCACGCCGTCCCCGACCAGCAGGTACAGCGCCACGAACGCCAGCAGTTCGGACTTGCCGTTCTTGCGGGCAAGCTCGATCCACGCGATGCGGAACCGGCGGACGTAGCACTCGGCTTCGTCGTCCCAGCGGACCTCGCCGAACAGCGGCCGGACGATGTCGTCTCGCTGCCAGTCGGCGAGGATGAACGGCCGCCGCGCCCACCGGTCCTTGGTGTGGACGCAGATCTCCTCGGCGAACGCCTGCGCGTGGTCGGCGCGGGGCTTGCAGAGGTGATCGCCGCGCTTGCGGCAGGTGTGACCGTCGAAGGTGCGCCCGCACACCGGCAACCGCGCCCCGCGTTTGGGGTTCGCTGTGGGGTTTCGGGGCGTAGCGGTGCCGGTGCGCGAGCTGGTCTTGGTGCGCTTCGGGTTGGCGCGGGGCTTAGCTGAGGAGGCGGCCCGGTCCGCCCTGGTGGTCCTGGTCGCCGCCCACCTCCACCTTGATGGACTGGCGGTCGCTGGGCGTCAGCCCGAACCGGGCGGCGTAGGTCAGGAACGTGCGCTCAGCCTCGGCCTGCACCTGCAACGCCGGGTTCTTCATCAGCCCGCTACCGCCCTGCACCAACAGCGCGGAGCCGTTCACCAGCGCGGTGGCGTTGCGGTAGCGGTGCAGCGCCTCGCACAGCACGAGGAACGCGTCCACATCCCAGGCCGTGAGCACGCCCCGCTGCTCCAGACTCGGCGCGAGCCGCGCCCAGATCTCCCGCGCGCCGTCCGAGGCCCAGTCCGGACAGGCGATCTCCTGCGCGGGTGGCACCGGCTCCCGGTCGTTGATCCGGTCGGCGCGGTCGCCGTGCAGGATGCGCAAGGTGGTGGGCTTGGCGGCAGGACCGCGTTTGCCCATGATGTCTCACCTCCTGTCGACCACTGGGGCATCCCGTCACGGCGACGGCTCGCGGTCAGGTGCCGGAGCTGCGGCCTCTGGCCGGTCCGGCGGCGCGGCGGGTGAGCAGGCGGCGGGCGGCGACGGCCGCGCGGCGCAGACGTTCACGCAAGCGGGTCCTCCTCTCGATCAGTCGGTGTCGCCCTCGGCGTCGGTGGGCATGGGGATGCCGAGGACGCGGGCGACGACGTAGCCGTCGAGGTACTTGTCCCCGATGGACATGAGGCGTGCGGCGGCGAGGAAGGCTTCCTTGTCGGCGCGGGTCTTGAAGCAGACCGCGAACCAGTACTCGCTGTCGGTGGCCAGCCGGAACCGTTCGTCCTCGCGCTTGGTGCGGTCGCGGAACCCCTGGGCCACGGCGTCCAGCTCTGCGGCGGAATCGGCGGCGAGGTCGCCGGTGTACTCGACCCCGGCCAGCGGGTCGGGTTCGGGCTCGGCGTTGAGCTGGGCGAGCAGGTCGGCCTGCGAGGTGGGACCGCCGACCGCCGCCGTGGCCTGGAGCTGGGCGAGCAGGTCGGCGTTGGGGTCGCCTGCGGGTTCAGGGGGTGAGGTCACGGCGGAAGAACTCCAGGTCGGCGAGCGGGAACCAGTCGAGGATGCGGCGGAAGTCGTCGGGTGCGTGCTCGCGGATGGGCGCCAGAAACCGGTAGTCGAGGCCGTCGAAGCTGCGGCCGAACCACTCGTACTCAGGGGGCAGTGGGCAGTTGTGCCGGGCGAGGGTGCCGCGCACGTCGGCGATACGCCAGTCCCACACGATCGAAACCTTGCGCAGGTGTTCGCGTAGCGGGCCGTGGGTGACCATCGCCATCCGCCTGTTCGGCGAGTCCGCGGCCCGCACCCCGTCCGCGTTCCACACCTCCGGCAAGCCCAGGTCCTCGCGCAGCATCCGGGCGATCTCCTCGTAGGTGGGCTCGGGGAACTGCGCGGCCTCGATGATCGCCAGCCGCTCCGGTGGCTGGAACAGGAAGGCGTTGAGCCACCGGTACAGCGAGGGGTGAGGCAGGTTGACGATGCGGGTCTGGAAGAAGTCCTCGTAGAACTTCAGGCTGTCGTCCACGAACGTCAGGCCGGGCACGAGGTAGAGGTGATAGGGGATGACCTCGATCCCGGCTTCGCGCATCGCCAGCCACGCGGCCAACGAGTCCTTGCCCCGGCTGAAGCCGAGCAGAACCGGGTTTCCCTCCTCGGCGAGTCGGGCGCGGATCTGTTCGGATGGGGTGATGCCGTCAATCTCGATGGGCAGGGCGCACCTCCGCGTGGTTTATGCGTGACGCATGAGGTGATGCGTCGTGCATGATCGAAGTATGACCGACGTGATCGCGGAGAGGGACCGCAAGCTCGCCGAGGTGTTCGAGCGGTTGGAGCAGGCCGCCGGGCAGAAGGCGGCGTGGTCGGACGAGGTCGAATCTCTTGTGCGCCAGGCACGTGCGCTCGGTGCGTCCCAGGACGAGATCGCGCCGGTCGCGCAGGTTCACCAGTCCACGGTGAGCCGGATGCTCGCCCGGACCGACCCGGCCGCGAACGGCTCGGCGGACGTGGGCCGGGCGTCTGCGGAAACCTGACCGGACCCCAACGGGCCTCAGTGGCTTGTGCCCTTGCGGGCGGTGCAGGGGTGACCCCCCTGGGGTGGCGCGGCGGCCGGTCGACGGGCGGCCGGTCGCGGCGCGGTCAGTGGTGATCACGGGGCGTTCCACCCTCCGAGGGTGCGTCGGTCGGTGGCGGTGATGTGGGAGTGGCAGCCTGCACACAGCCCCCGGCCCCTGCTCGGGTCATCGGGGTCAAGGCCAGCGGCCACCAGTTCGCGTCGCGTGAGCGGCCAGTGGTCGGCCACGGTGGACGGCCGGTCACACAGCCTGTGCGGGTGTCGGGGGCACTGGTCACGGTCACAGCGGCACACCCGGTCACGGGCCAGCACAGCGGGCCGGAAACGGCTCCTGTGTGCCCCGGTGTAGCCCCGGTGGGCAGAGGTCCCACCGGCCCTACGGGCACGGCTTCGGCAGGCTGTACAGCGGCCACCGGAACGGCTGGTGTTCGGGCAACCCGGCATCGGACACGGGCGGGCAGCTCGGTTCGGCACGGGCACCACCGGCCGGTCACGGGCAACGGGCAGAGCCCCCACACCGGGCGGTGTGGGGGCTCTGCGGTCGGGGTGCTCACCGGGGAACGGTGAGCCACTGGTCGGGAAGGATGCTGCTGTCCACGGTGACCCACCGGTCAAGCCCTGCCAGCAGGGCAACCCACCGGGCGAGGTTGGACGGGTCCGGCTTGCGGAGTTCGGTCACGGTGGCGGTGGGATCGGTGATCTCCTCCGCGAGCCCCTGGTGAAGGGTGCTGTCGGCTTCGGTCGGTCCGGACCACTGGCGGGGCAGGAAGCCACCCCCGGTGAGCCAGTGGTCAAGGGCCTCCCAGAGGTTCAGCAATAACCAGAGGTCTTCCGGCTGTCCCTGCCGGTGACTGCGGAGGATGGCCCGGATCTCTTCAAGGGCGGTTGTCGGGTCCACGGTCAGGCCACCTTGAACAGGGAGAAGGCAAGCTCTTTGGTGTCCCTGCCCTTGCCGGTCAATGCCCTTTCGGCCCGGATACGGGCTGCATTGTCGGTGTCCCTCACCGGGGCAAAGTGATCCAGGTACTCAACCACGGTTTGATAGCCGGACCAATTGGTGCCGGCCTTCCGCTTGCCACCAATGTTGGCATTGGTGTCACCCTTGAAAATGCCGGTCAGGGTGGTGGTGAGTAGGTCATCCTTGTCTTTGACATCGGCCCTTGCCTCGGAGTCGGGGGCAGGCCAGATCTCACGGCACAGCTTCTCGAACTCCCGGATTCCCAGTTCCCGGTTGATCATCTTCTCTGCCTCTTCGGCAAAGGCATCCCGGTAGTCAAAGGTGATCTTGAGTGCCTGTCGGGCCTCAATGATCCTCTGTGGTGCATTCGGGGAGTGTCGGACGGTGTAGCGGGAACGGAAGTTGTGTAGAGCGGCACTCTGGGTGTTGGCACACACCACCCTTACCGGGGTGATCAGGAATTCGGAGGACTTACCGGGCTGAAAGTAGTTGAACCCTGCCAGGTTCAACTCAACCGGGTCCACACCCCCTACCATGATCCCCTTCGGCAGTCGGGCGGTAATGAAGGTGGACAACCCACCCCGGAGGGAACCGGCGGTGTCCACAATGGCCCCGGACTCATCCAAGATGGCTTGGAGGGTTTCCCCCATTTCCTCATTGGAAATCGGGGTGTAGTCCAACCCTCCCACACTCAGAACCTCGGGTTCCCCGGTCACCGGATTGGTTCGGATCACGGCCCGGTGGGACGGAACGGGAACCATCACGGCGGTGTCATCGGCATCCACAATCCGGCTGTCGTCCAAGCCCTCGTGGTCGCCGACGCCGCACATGTCGTCGTGCTTGCCCCCCAGCTCGGCCAGGCACTCCACACACTTGGTACCGGCCACGGTGGCAACCACCGGTTCCATGCGGACATCCCAGTCGGCCAGCTTGCCCAGCTTGAGAGCTTCGGCAACGGTCATCGGGCCATCGGCCACGGTCCCCAACCTGTGCCATGCCGGAGTGTTGGCGGACACAAAAGCGGCTGTCCCATCCTGGTGAATCTCAATCTCATGAGCCATTACGGCTGACTCCTTAACCAGAGCCACCCTTGCGGGTGTCAGTGGGCAGTGAATGTTGGCACCACTGACATTACCGGCCGGACAGCTCTTGTCCAGCACTTTTCGGCACATTATCACACGAATAGAGCAGCGCATTTTTCGTGCATTCGCGCGACCAGGGGAAATGATTTGACGTGGAAGACGAATGGGTTCGACGGTCACCCGCCGAACCCATTCGCTGCCCTTCGACTTCAGTGCCAACATCCACCGGAGGAGCGTTGCCCATCCTGCCGGGCGGCGGCCGTGCTGTCGAGCATGATCACGTCCAGCCCTGGAAGTCGCCCAGCTCCAGCAGCTCGGCGAACGCCTCGGGGTCGCTGAAGACGTCCATCGGTGCCAGGGCGGCGAAGCGCAGCACGTCGGCATCCATCTTCGCCCGGCCCTGCTCGGTGCCGTGCTCGCGCCAGGGCGGCGGCTCGCCGTTGTGGAAGAAGCGGCGGTAGACGTCCTCGCGGGCCGCTGCCATCGTCGCGTCGTCGGTGTCGTGGCTCATGGCAGAACCCATTCCTGCGTCTCGGCGATCCTGAGCAGTTCGACGGTGTGGTGCGTCGAGGACATGAACTCGACGGGGTGCAGCGCGGCCAGGCGCAGCACCGCGGCGTCCTGCTTCTCCTTCTCGGCGTCGGTGTTCGGTTCGCGCCACGGCGGGGGCGTGCGGTTGCGGTAGTACCGGCGGTACAGCCACTCCCGCGCGGCCTCCAGGCCGGGGCCGGCCGGGGTGTCCCTGACCGGCGCGGCTCCGTCCTCGGGTTCGGGCGGCGGCGGTGGGCAGCCGTAGATCCACGAGGGTTCCGGCCACCCCACCTTCTCGGCGGGGTAGTGGCGCGTGAACCAGTTGCGGTGGCGGTCGCGGCGTACCTGGCCCATCCCGACGGGCACCAGTTGCCCGCAGTGCTCGCAGGTGCCGGGGTAGCGGTTAGTGCGGTACGTGCTCACCAGCCCGCCACCTCCCGCCACAGCTCCTGGAACGCGGGCTTGCGCAGGTGCGGGGTGATCGCGACCTTCCAGCGCCACCAGGCACGGAAGCCGTCGTCGGTGAGCCGGGTGCGGCCGTGGCTGGTGAAGATCCAGCCGCGTCGCCGCAGTTCGCTGCGGTCGGCCGTGCCGTCGCGTCCGGGCAGTTCGGCCGCTTCGAGGTCCATCCACGCCAGGTAGAGCACCCGCATCAGGTACTTGTCCACGCTCAGTTCCTCGAACAGGTCCAGGGCGAGCCGCTGCGACTCGGGCAGCGTCTCCCGGTACCGCCGGTATGCCTGGCTCGCCGCCAGGGACATCGTCGCCGTGGCCGGTCCGGCGGGCGGGGCCTCGAACGGCCGGTCCTTGCGCGCGGGGGTCACTGCGGACCGCCCGGCTGCTCGGCGAGGGCCTTCAGGTGCTTCGCGGAGCCGATCGGCACGATGGCCGGCCCCCGCACCGCCTCTTCCCCGGTGAACTGGGCGGCGTGGTGGGCGCACCAGGGCTCGTCGTACTCGGCATCCATGATCGAACCCAGGTCGGTGCACCGGGTGTCGGTGCACTGCACGCAGCCGTCGCACAGCATCGCGCCGAGCAGGCCGTTGTCGTGGAGCAGCACGGCGATGGCGTAGGAGTCGTCGTTGGCGCAGCGCGGCGCCGGGCTGGTTTCGGTCGCGGTGCTCACTTCAGGTCCCCCTTGCCGAGGATGGTCACGCCGTGGAATCCGAACTGGGGCGAGCGCCAGAAGGGCTCGGTCATCAGCCACACGTCGGTGGCGAACCACAGCTCCCCGGAGGGCTTGCGGGGCAGCGTGGCGCGGGCCAGGTCCAGCAGCCGAAAGCGGAGCTGGCGCGCTTCGCCCGTGAACACCGCGTCCGGGTCGAGCCAGGCGAAGAACCGCAGGTTGGTCGCCGGTCCGAGGAGGAACCGGTCCGACAGGCCACCGATGTGCACGAACAGGTGCTCACGGTCGGAGCTGCACAGCACGCCCACCCTCGCCGCCTCGGGCATGAACTGGTCGCGCTGGTCGAGGATCGCCCCGTAGAGCAGGTAGGCGACGTGTTCGGGATCGGGGCGGCGCTCGCTCACCGTCGTGGGCTCGTCCGGTTGTCCGGGTCGGTGCGCGGTCATCGCAGCCACCCCGTGAAGAAGCTGCGGACCTTCTCCCACAGGCGGCGCGGCTTGTCGGTGATGTAGTAGTGCCGCACCGACACCCGACCGGGCTTGTACTGCCCCTGCTCGTATTCGTGCAGAAGCACGATATTCGGCCCCATGAAGCGGCTGGTGCCGAATTGGCTGACGTCGTTGGCGTACTCCGTGATGTTGTACTCGTCGATCAGCTCCGCGATCCGGCCCATCAGCCGGTGGGAGTGGTGCGAGCTGTCCAGCACGTTCGAGGCGACCCCGAAGACCTGCACGTCGATCGTCCACGGCTGATCAGCCCGGTAGCGGTAGACCGTGGCGGAGAACCACAGTCCGCCGAACTGGCGGGGCAGCTCGTCCATCAGGTGGCGGGCGAGCTGCGGCACGCTCAGCCGCTCCGTCTCGTGGAACCGCCTGCCGATGTACGGGTACTGCACCGTCGTTTCCTCGGGTACTTCTCTTGGCCTTGTTTGAGGCATGGGGGATCTACGGACACCTTGCATTGAAAACCCCTCCAGTGGGTCACATGTGCCCTTGAATCGGAATTGAGAGGCAATTCCGGGGCTCTCCTGATCCTGTTACCGGATTCAGTTCCGGGCAAGCACAGGAAATGGAATACATGTCACCGGTGGCGGGCGCGGAATGCGCGGCATTCCGGAAAGCACGGTGTGGCGACGCGCGGGGCGTTGGTGTGGGGTGGCGGGCGGCGGCGTCGCGGCGGGCGCGCGGGTGGGGGTGGCCGGGCCGGTGCTGCGGGATGCCGCCGCCCGCACGACGAAGGCCCGCCGCGCTGGGGGAAGAGCGCGACGGGCCTTCGGGTCGAAATGGGCACACGTGTACCCAATGCGGCCATTATGCGCGCTGAAACGACTGAAGGTCAACCGCTCCGCGCCCGACATCGCGTGACCCCGCTCACGCCAGCGTCTCGTGGGCGAGCTGCTGGTCGAGCACCTCGTTGAGCTGCGCCCACACGTCCAGGCCCCAGCTGTGGCGGCAGTGCGCGCACACGGCCTCGACCCGGTCGGGGTCGATGCTCAGCGCCGGGCGGCGCATCCAGTCGGACTCGTCGTCGGACCAGACCTGCACCGTGGCGGTACCGCAGGCGGGGCACGCGCGTCCGCGCAACGGGAACCGGGGTTCGGGGTCGAGCATCAGCCGCGCGGCGCGCACCCACTCGTTCGCGCGGTCGGCGGCCCACAGCACGTAGTCCGGTGCCGAGTGCTGCCAGTCCTCGGCGTGGGCTCCCCACTGTTGGACCTGCTCGCGCAGGGTGCGGGCGTCGTGGCCGTGGGCGCGGCAGGTCTTGCGGACCTCCGTGCGGATCTCGGCGAGCAGTCCCAGCGCACCGAGGCTTGCGGGCGGACGGGAGCCGAGCTTGCCCGCCGCCCCGGTGCGCCTGCCCTCCGGGGTGACGGCCTCGTGGACCTGGTCGAGCAGCGGCAGCACCTCGGCCACCTCGTGGACGTCGTCCTGGCGGTGGATCACGTACAGGCCGGGCCGCACGAGCTGGTCGACGGCGACCTCCCACGCCAACCGGGCGGCGGCGGCCTGGTCGCGCGTCGGCGCGGCGGGCATGTCGTCCTGGCCGGGGTTGTCCCCGTTGTGGACGAACCTGGGGACAACCCCGTCGTAGCCGTCCTGGTCGAAGTCGTCGTGGTCGACGGCGGCGGTCATGCGGAGACTCCTTGCGGCGCGGGCGGGATGGCACCGCGCGTGGTCGAGGACGTGCCCGCGGCCTTCGTGGCGCGGGCGGAGGCCAGGCGGGAGGGGTGCATCCGGGTGACCGGGTCGCGTTGTTCGCGGCGGCCATCGCGGGTGCGGGTCAGCGGCTTGCACACCTGGCCGACGTGGGCCAGGCAGAACGGACAGCGCACCGTCCCGGCCAACTCCGTGTCGGGGTGGCGGGTCCAGCCCATCGCCTCGTACACGGCGCGGATGCCGCGTTGTCCGGCGGCGGCGAACTTCGCGCGCTGGCGTGCCCTCTCGGCCGGGGTGATCGGCAGCGGGGGGCGCGCGGAGCCAGGCGCGGCGTCGGTCGGGTGCAGTGCGGCGACCTGGGCGAGCTGGGCGACCTCGGCCGCCGTGGCGTGGCGGACCCGCTGCGGCGGGATCGAGGCCAGCGCGGCCTGGCAGTGCGCGGCGGTGTGCTCGCGCAGCTCCCGCCACCACGCGGTCACCACGTCCTCGGAGATCGGCCGCCCGTCCTCGGCGATGCGGTAGTGCAGCAGCAGCGCGCGGACCTCCGAGCGGGTCAGCGTCGGTCGGCCGGTCACGCGGCGACCTCCGCCCCGTGCTCGTCCTCGGCGCCCTTGCCGTGGTCGGTGCCCGCCGGGTCGGTGGCCACCGTCGCGGCCAAGGCGTCGTCCAGCAGCCGCTGAAGGGTCGCCGCGTCGGCGTGCGCGGGCAGCTCGCCGCGTGCAGCCAGGCCGACCGGCGAGCAGTCGTCCTCGGCGATGGCGTCGGCACGGATCTGCTCGAAGGTCTGGGCCACCGCCAACTCCCGCCGGCGGGACTTCGGGTCGACCGGCACAGCACGGGCGCGCATCAGCTCACCCACCAGGTCGGGCAGCCACGTCGGAGGCAGGGTCTTGCCCGCCCACACCCGCAGCCCCGCCGCGATCACTGCGGGCTCGATGCCCTCCCGCAACAGGCCGATCACCTGCCCGCGCAACGCCGACACCACCCGCCGGGGCTGGTCGGGGCAGTGCACCCGCACCAACCGCTCCGCCTCCGCGCGGCGCACCTGCCGCACCGAGCCCGACTCCGACCGCTCGTCCTGGACGTCGTCGGTCGTGGCGGCAGCCGCGGGCTCGTCCTCGCGCGGGCGCGGGTGCGCGCGGGTACGCGCGGGCGCGGGGGCACCCACTTTTTCATCTACCGACGTAAGAACAGGTTCTCCAGTCTCCCTCTCCCTACTCCCTTCTCCCAGGTCCTTCGTCGAAGGGTTCCCCGAGGGGTCCGCCGAAGGGTTCCCGGAAGGGTTCGGGGAGGGGGCAACCGAGGGGGTCGCGGAAGGCTCGGCAGCGGGAACGGCGGTCGTCGCGGCGGCGGCCGGTTGCGGGGCGGTCGGGCGTGCCTGCGGGCGGGACTTGGCGGCGCGGCCGATGCCGGGGACCTCCATCGCGGCCATGACCGAGGCGGGCAACTCCCGCGCGCCGTTCTCCAGCTCGATGGCCGCGACCGCCGGAGCCGGGCCGGTGATCCCGGCGGGCAGGCGGCGCAGCTCCCGCGCCAGCGCGGCACGCAGGATCGGCGAGACGATCTCGAACGCCACCCGCAGCGCCCCGCGCAGCATGTTGGGCTGCTTCCACAGCTCGTCACGGCGGATGAACGACCTGACGAGGACTTCTTCGGTCTCCTGGTCGACCACCAGGAACCGGGCCGCGTCCAGCTCGCTCAACGCGGCGCGCACGGTCGCCACGTCCAGGTCCGGGTGCGACCGCGCCCAGCGCTTGGCCGCCAGGTCGAGCACGCCGGAGTAGGCCAGCTTGGGCTGCGAGAGAAGCTGAAGGTAGATCAACTTGGCGACGGCGGACAGCTCGATGAAGTCCGGGTCGGTCCAGATGTGCACGTACAGACGGGCGTGATCACGCGCCACGGAAGGTCATCCCCCAACAGTGGTTTTCGGCAGCACGAACAGACCGCGCGTCGCTGCGCGGCAACGAGTGGTGGTGATGCGGGTCAGGCGGTCGCGGCCTCGTCGGCGTCGACGGCCTGGCGGTGCTCGATGAGCACGGCGAGATTGAGCGAGTAGACCGGCATGAGCTTGCCGCCGTTGCCGCCGCGTGCGTCGGTGGAGCGCACGTAGCGGCCGGTGGCCACGAGCAGCCCGACCGACAGCAGGCGGCGCACGGTCGCGCCGACCATCGGCGGCCGAACCCAGGCGGGCAGCTCGCCGCGCCACCGGTTGGCATTGGTCTCGCGGAACGGATCGGCCATCGCGTCCTGGACGATCACGCGGACCACCGCGCCCAGGTGCTCGGCGTTACCCGGCTCGGCGGCCAGCAGAGCGGCGATCCGCTCGACGGTGCCGCCGTAGTCCAACGGCAGCCCCACCAGGTACCGGGCGATCTCGGCGGTCAACTCCCCGACCACGCGGGGATCGCCGTCACGGGGCTTGCTGCGGCGGGTGCGGGTCCGACCGGCCCCCCGAGACCGGTCGGACCCCGCCGGGGACGTCACGCCGCGTCCAGCAACAGGAAGGTGCGGATCTCGGAGATCTCCTCGCACCTGCGCGCCAACTCCGGGTCCGCCTCCCGCACCAGGCGCGGGCTCAGCGTGATCCGCAGGGACTTGCGGTAGGACACGACAGGCACGCCGTTGACGGTGCCGACCTCGGTGTCACCGAGGCGGAGCTTGACCGCGCGCTGCACGTCCGCGCGGAACTTCTTCAGCCCGTCGAGCTGGTCTTCCACCCAGCGCAACAGGTCGAGCTGCGCGGCCAGGTCATCCACCGCGATCGACTCGGCGGCGGGAGTGGTGGTGGTCTTCGACATCGGGTTGGCCGCCCCCTCGACGGCCGATGGAACATCGGGTCGGAACGATCGGGATAACGCCGCCAGCCATCGGGCCAGCAGCGCGGTACACCGACCGGGTAAGCAGCCGTTGTCCGTCGCACGCGCGTGCACGTGACCCCCTTCCAACGGCCGGACCCCGCCACCCGTGTGGCCGAGCGGTCGTCACGTTGTGTGATCCATCTTGTGGACGCAACGACGACTGCGTCAAGGAAATTCCGCAAATCTGCGGAATTTCACTCACTGAAAGATGATCAAATGACCGACGATGCGCCCTGGTGACACGGGGTGGCGCGGCGTGACACTGCATGGCACGCGAGGATGAGCACCGCCCACCGCCACGGCACGACCTGGCAGCGACAGACAGCGAGAGAGCGAACGATGACCGCAGACACCACGCCACCCGGCGACAGCCCGCGGCCCGCCTACGCCGTCGACGCCCTCATAGCCAAAGCCAAGCCCGGCCGAAGCGTGCGCCAGATCGAACGTGACGCCGACCTTCGGGAAGGCGCGCTCGGTCACTACCTCAAACCCGCCCAACGCGGGAAGATCCCCAAGATCAAGGTCATCGAGCGGTTCGCCGCCGCCCTCGACGTCGACTTCGAGGAGATGGCCGACGCCTTCGCCGCCGACAGCTACATCCCCGGACGCACCGGCCCGGACAGCGACGACGAACACGAGCTGGTGACGCTGTACCGTTCCCTGCCTGCAACCGAACGACCGCTTGCCCGCAGGCTGCTCCGCACGCTGGTCCAGGAACACACCGAACGGCTGCGCCAAGTCTCCGGTAGGCCGGAACGTCGGGCTGACGTGCCCACCACGACCACGTGACACGGCGTGGCCCGGTGCTGCGAAGCTGTGATTTCCGCACAATCGGCGGTAAACCCGTGACGCGACCCCTGCGTCCAGGGTTGAGTGGATGACCGTTCAACTAGTGAAGGACGAAACCGCCGGATCGCTGTCCGGCCGCCAGCATCGTCCGGGGAGGGTGCGGTGCTGGCGGAAGCGCAGCACGTCGCCCTGCGCACAAACGCAGTGGGGCGTGCAGGGAGGGATGACGTGGCTAGACGCAAGAGGATCGAGCTGAGACCCGACCTCGAACACCAGTGGCACTACCAGCTCAACCCTGACGGCAGCAAGACCCTCCAGGTCCGCCCGGACTTGGGCCTCGAACTCGCCATCGACTTGGCCAACAACATGTTCGAGGACGACGAGGAACGCTGCTGTGACCGATACACGGAAGCTTCTTCGCCCGCCGCCCCACACGACTGCGCCGAGAACGCCGCTCTCACGGACGGCCCCGAACATCCCGACATCGTCAAGCCGCGAGCACCCCGGCTTCAGTGGACTGACGCCTAGGTTTCCCAGATGCGCGAAGGGGCGGCCGTCCTGGTCGCCCCGCTTCATCGCCACGCCGTCGACGGGGAAGCGTTAGGCCATGTGACCTGCTGGTACGCCAGCGGCCGTAAGCAAGGCGTCACGTCATCGACGTTCTCACCTGGGCGGGGTAGTGCGTACCGTGGGTGTTGTCCGCGACACGGGGAGGTTCCGCCGATGGACTCGGAGACCACTATCGGAGATCGCATCCGCCGCTTTCGTGGCAGGCAGATGACCCAGCAAGACCTGGCCACCAGGGCAGGGGTAAGCGTCGATGTGATCCGCAAGCTTGAGCAGAACCGTCGGGGAACGTCGATCGGCACCCTGCACAAGATCGCGCGTGCACTCGACGTCGACACGTCGTTGCTACTCGCCAAGGGCGCGTCGGTGCCGTCCGGCGAGGCAAACGCGGGCGTTGTGGCGATCCGCCACGCGCTGACCTCGGTCGATGACCTCCTCGGAGACATCGGCGGGGAAGCACTACCGCTTGACGAGGCCAAGCGCACGGTCGAGTACGCCTGGGGTGCCTACTGGGGCGGGAAGTACGAGCTGCTCGCGTCGATCCTGCCGACAGCGCTCCCCCAGGTGCGAGCCACGGTTCATGCCGCAAGCTCGGCGGAGTCGAGCCCGGCCAACGACCTGATGGCCCGGTTGTACTGGGTCACCGGTTGCACCCTCGTGCACATGGGTCAACCGGACCCGGCGTACCTCGCCATTCGGATGGCGCTGACGGCCTCGCAGGGCGCTGATGATCCTTTGTTGAACGCGACGCTGCGTGGTTCGGTCGCGTGGCAACTCCTCGTGCAAGGCCGCTATGACGAGTCGATCCGAGTGTCGACCTCCACGGCGGCGAGCATCGAACCAAGCGGCGACGTTCCGCCAGAGCATCTGTCGGCGTTCGGCAGCCTGCTGATTACCGCCGCGACGGCGGCCGGACGTGCTCGCCGAGTGGCCGAAGCACGGGATCTCATCCGATCGGCGGGTGGGGTGGCCGAGAGGATCGGTCATGACCGCGACGACTACGAGACCGCGTTCGGGCCGAGCCAGGTCATCATGCAAACCGTGGACGTCCACGTGGTGACGGAGAACTACGCCGACGCCCTCGACGTGGCCAAGAAGATGCCCCGCGACGCGGGGTTGCCGCTAGCGTCCAGCGCCCGCCACCTGGCTGACCGCGCCTACGCACTCGCGCGGCTCGGTCATGATCAGAAGGCGCTCGACACCTTGCTGACGATGGAACGCATGGCGCCCGATTGGGTTCGCTACCAGACGTTGCCGAAGCTCGTGGTCGGCGAGCTGGTCGAAAACCACAAGCGTCGCGTCAACGCGTCATCGCTGTTCGGGCTCGCGCGTCGGCTGGGCGTGCCGTCGATCACCTGATTGCGGAACCGAGGTAGGACGCGCCGTCCTACCGGACCCAAACCGATTACTCATAGCGTCACTTCCATCACGGGGAGGTGGCGCTATGAGTGTCTTCGGGAGTGTTCCCAAGTTGGACACAGCCGATGGGAGCGACAGTGTGGCCGAGGTGACGGAGGAGAGCGCGCCGCCGTCATCTCCGCACCAGTGGTCCGTGCCGTGCGGCGATGTACTCGGACGCCGCCGACAACTCGACGTCGTGTTCCTTCCGACGGGTGTGATGTTGCAGGCTCCAGAGGGGGGTCTTGCTCTTCTGGACCGCCGCGACCTCGATGCGTTGCTGGTGCGCCTCGCGCAGCACTCGGGCCACATCCGCCCGCAGCACCCCCGTTCGCCTGCGAGCGCGTGATGCACCGGGAACTGGAGCAGTCCCTACGGGCGGATCTGGCAGCAGTCGCACGCATGGTCGACGTCGGCAGCGATGACGCGGTAGCAGCCGTGGCCCGGTCGGAAATGCCGCGCTTGCTCCGTGCACTGCACGCGCTACTCGATGCGCACCAGCCGGACGCGAACGGCCGGTGCCCGACTTGTCGTGACAGGCGTTTCTGGCGGCTTCACTACTGGCGACGGCCCAACGTGCCGTGCCGGGCCTTCCTCGCCGCGCGCCTCGCCTGGACGGCCTCGGACGAGATCCAAAGCAGCCACTCGAACGACCGTCGATCATCCGAGCCAGCCGCCTAACTCTCGACCACCGGCCCTCTCCCGACGAGGAGCCGGCGCGTCGGGCCAGGGCGCGCACCTCCCCCACCCAACTCGCGGGTGCGCGTCCTGGCCCGGTCCACGACCTACGGAGACACCATGCCAATGACGATCACAGCGACCGGCGGAACGACCTTCCGCGTGCTGTCAGTCAAGAGCCTCTACCAGGCGTGCGGAGATGGTCGACTCGGGACCAGGCGCGCGGCAGGGCGGCAGCG